AATCGATAACGGAGAAGGGCATGAGCGAAATACTTACCCAGATTGTTGTGGACGCAAAAGAACTCACTGAAGGACTCGCCAAAGAGATCAATGCTGAAAGCCACAGGCGCGAGATCGAGCTGATCTTTGCGCGTGAGTGTGCAGGGGCTCTCAACCAGTATTTCCTGGGTTTCAGGATTGGTGAGATTAAATCGGAGGAGCCGAACACTGGGCCGACTTTTAACGCAGAGACCAAAGGCATAGCCGTAGGCGCGACCTTCAGCCACTGCTTTCGTGAGTTTATGCGGGGTCTTAGCGACCCACCAACTTCCCATAATCAAGCGGCTCGGATGGAGCCGTGTAGTGCTCAATCAGAAGCCTCTCAACCCGTGAAAGCATCTCTGAGTCCAGAACTGGAATCCCTTGTTCGTCAACTTTCAGAAGCGCTTTCGAGAAGTGCCCACCCGCAATAAGCGCATTGAGTGTTTCCCGAGCGTACTCGGCAGATTTATCAGTCATGTCCGGCCTCCAAGGCCTTCGTTTGTGGAAATCCGATGTTACCCCGGATGTGCCGGACACCCGACTGAATCACCTAACCAAAAATCGATAACGGAGAAGGGCATGAATCTGACACCCAAAGATCGTGAGATTGCAATCCAGGCTATTGCGGCCCGTGCGACCGGCAGCCCTGCCGAAGCAGCAAAGCAAATCCTGATGGGGATTCGCACATTTGATGGAGAGTTAGGGCCGTTTGTGGTTTGGCCGGTTAACCCATTCAGGAATCGTCACCCCGTATCGTATGAAGAAAGAGCCGCCTGGCATGAAAGTCAAGCGGCCAAGCTCAGGGAATGGCTTTGCAGGAACGACACCTTCAATAACTTCGTCCCCTTTGATGCCTTGTGGGCTGAGCGGGATCTTAAACGCCAGCAGCAGGCAGATGAACGCCTTGCATCTTCAGATCATCAAGATCGCTCTGGACTACTTCATGAGCGTGTTGAGGAAGCTTTTGATGCCAAAGCTCAGCATGAAGCAAAAGAAGCAGGCGCTCTTCCGTTAGGGCAAAAACCTGCTCAGGAAGCCAGTGATGCTTCTCAATAAGAAAAAGGTGGGCGGGAGCGAGCCCCTCGAGCTTTTGCCATTTACGCCAAGAATTGCGCCAAGGCCGAGCCAACACCGATGACATTTTCGATCACGCTGAAATCGATGCTAGACCAGGTTGAGTGGACGGCTTTAAGGCTTACTTCTGAAGCGTGCCTTCCATTTCTCGACGATGTCCTTGCCTTGCTTTCGGATGCGCGCATTGAGCTCATCGACAGTACAGAGGGCTCCGCATCCACCACAGGTGAGCATCACGTCGTTTTCGCCAGATTCGCTGGGCTTGATGAGCTTTGTGCTGCCGCATTGCTTGCAGGTGGGGCTGAAGCTCCCTGAGGGAATTATTTCTGACATCGGAACCTCCTGGGTTCGCTGGGTTGGGTGAGAGCTTCACAGCCTGCCAGCGGGGTTCCGACCTTAATAGCGACGACAAATCTCAGGCATGAAAAAGCCGACGGGGATGTCGGCTGATTCGATAACGCTTTATGAGGCTGAGGCCGATTATATGCAAACCACACCACATAGCAATACTCCGGCCATTGTTGCGCCACGTTTTTCTCAATCGCAAAACGTGGCGCGGACTATGTCCAGCATTGAGCTCCGGGAAATGATCAACGACGCACGGGCGCTCGCTGGTGAACCAAAAGTCCGGAATGACCACTTCCTTTCTCGGGTCGAGGATGAGCTGGGCGATGAGCTGGAAGGGGTGCAAAAATATTTCACCCCCCACCACGGCAACCAAGTCGCCACTTATGACCTGACTCTCGATCAATGCATGCTGGTCGGCATGCGCGAATCCAAGGCAGTGCGCCGATCCGTGCTGAAGAAACTCAAGGATATGGAAGGCCCAAAGGTCCTTGCGACCTTGCCGGACTTCTCAAATCCAGCAGCAGCAGCTCGCGCCTGGGCCGAACAGTTCGAACTCCAGCAGCAGGCTAATCAGGCCTTAGCCATCGCCGCACCCAAAGCCGAGTTCGTCGATAAGTACGTCGAATCCACCGGCCTTAAGGGCTTCCGCCAGACAGCCAAGCTGCTGGGAGCTAATGAGGCTCGCTTTCGTGAGTTCCTGCTCGATAAGAAGATCATGTACCGCATGGGTGGGGAGTGGCAGACCTACAGCGGGCACATCAATGCTGGCCGCTTCGACGTGAAGACCGGCACCAGTGAAACCGGCCACGCCTTCAACCAAACCAAATTCACACCCAAAGGGGTCGCTTGGGTGGCCGGCCTGTGGGCTCAGTACCATCTTGAGGGCTCGCTCTGATGAACTTCTTCCCGTTTCACCCTGGCGACTACATGCTGCGTACGGCCCATCTTTACCCTATTGAGGACCTGGCCTACCGCCGCTTGATCGACCTGTACTACGTCAACGAAGCCCCTCTCTCAGGCACCGCTGAGGAGCTGGCCCGCGTGATCCGCCTGCGCGATCACAGTACCGAGGTAGAAGCAGTGCTGCGCGAGTTTTTCGCTGAAGAGGATGGCACCTGGAGCCATAGTCACTGTGACGATGTGATCGATAAATACCGCGCCAAGGCCGTGACGGCCGCCGAGAATGGAAAGCGTGGTGGGCGCCCAAAGAAAACCAAGAACGAACCCAGCACTAACCCAGAAGAAACCCATCCGGTTATTTCCGCTAACCCAGAAGAAACCGGATCGAAAGCTAACCAAGAACCAAGAACCAATAACCAAGAACCAGTAGATCAAGAGCATTGCGCACCTGCGGTGAGCGAGCAGGCCGACCTGTTCCCGAAGTTCTGGAAGCTCTACCCGAACAAGAAGGGCAAGGCAGCCGCCGAGAAGGCCTGGAAGAAACTCAAGGTCACTGATGACCTGTTCAACCTGATCGCCCAGGGCCTGGCCAGGCAATGCGTCAGCCCGGCCTGGACGAAAGACGACGGCCAGTTCATTCCGCACCCGGCTACCTGGCTCAACGGCAAGCGCTGGGAAGACGAGGTGAAGCCCACCAGCAACGTCCACCAGTTCCCGCCGCGCCGACAATGCAATGGGCTCGACGTCGATGACCTGAGCTGGGCTGAAGACCTGGGCGGCGCGCTATGAGCAACAAGCCAAAGCCGCCACGTAGCGCTGCACAGCTGATGAAGTCAGCCGGTGCCACCTCGGACTTGCCGGCCGCCATCGCCGAGTACCAGCCGCCCGCTCTGCCGATGATTCCTAAGACGCTGCCGCCTGGCACGGCCAGGGTGGTCAACGCCTTGTTCATTGAGCTGATGGCCGTATTCCCAGCGTGGAAACAGGCCTGGCCGGATGACGCCGCACTGGGTGCTGCCAAGCGCAGCTGGATCAAGGCGTTCATCGTCGCGCAGATCAACACCATCGAGCAGATCCGCTTCGGTATTGAGCGATGCCGCACGCTGGGCCGCCCGTTCGCGCCGAGCGTTGGCGAGTTCATCGCCATGTGCATGCCGACGCCTGAGATGCTGGGCATCCCGAGTCACGACAAGGCTTTCCGCGAGGCGTTGGTGAACGCCCACCCAAGCCGGTTTGGTAATCGCGTCTGGTCGCACCAGGCCGTACGCCACGCCGCGCTCCAGTGCGAGATGCACAACCTGGGTGACCTGATCCCGGAAAAAGCCAGCAAGGTGTTCGACAGGGCCTATGACATCACCATCCGCCTGCTGATGCAGGGCAAGCCGCTGGAAGACATCGCTATAGGCATTGGGCACGACAGCCTGAAGACCGAGGTGGAGTTGGCCGAGGAATACGCCAGTCAGCGCCAGGTTCGGTTGCTCGAGCTTCAGTCGATCCCTTCCACTGGCGCCGCCGCCAGGGCCCAGCTGCTGGCAAAAATGAATATCAAGCGCGATGCACAGTGCGGTACGGAGAAATTCTGATGAAAGATCACATCGACAAAGCGGGCATTCGATGCGCCGTTGCAGGGCTCGCATTGCAAGGCGCCGCTATCGCGCTGTTGTTCTTCGCTGTGATCGTCCTGTGTGGGTATTTGATAGCGCCGGCCCCGAGCCTTGCTCAAATCTGCGCGAAAACAAACGAGCGTGGCTCATCCGCCTGGGTGGACTGTGTCGATCGCAAAGTTCAGGAGCAACGGCCATGACCCCGGCCCAAACCCAAACAGTCCAGCAGCTACGCGACGAAGGCTTCCTGGTTTCCGCCAAGAGCAACGAGATCGTCCGCATGACGAAGGGCGCCGACAAGCGAATCGTAATGGTCGACGGTACGCAGAAGCGTGCCCGCCACACGCATTACCAGGAGGCGGTATGAGCGACTACACCGAACTGAAGCGGCTGGCCGAAGCTGCAACGGCAGGACCTTGGAGTATGTGCGGCGAAGCTGACGGCAGCCAAGGCTTTGAGATTATCCAGGACATTTGGAATGAGCACGGAACCCACATCGGCAAAGATGTAGTGGTCTACGAGTGGAGTGATGAAAGTGACCCTTTGGGTGTTATCCATCGCGCGGATGCTGAGTTCATCGCTGCTGCCAATCCGTTCGCAGTCTTGGCCTTGATCGCCGATAGCAATCGGCTGACTACGCAGGTTCGCCTTGCCGGGATTTCTGCCGAGGTGACAGTGCATCAAGAGGTTGGGCGGGCCATCACCGAAACCTTGGCTGTGACCATCGAGCGCGACCAGCTCCGCGCCCAACTCGCCGGCCTCAAGACCGGCTACGAAGCCTACGAGCGGGTGAATGCTGAGCTGAAGGCTGACAACGAGGCGCTTCGCGCAAATTCATCGCTGGTAGTGCTTCTTCCTGAATTGGACTCAGCTCTGGAAGACCTAGAGATTCACGGGCAACACAGCGATCAAGGCTACCGCAAGCTCAAGGACTGGTATCGCAAGGTCGATTTGGCGTGCAAGGCCATCGACGCGGCCATGGGCAAGGGAGAGCAGTCATGACCCTGGAGTCAATCGCTTTATGGCTTGGCTACGGCTCAATGGTCGGCGGCGGCGTTCTGCTGATCTCGGCGGCGCTGTTTGTTGTCGGGTGCGCAATTGCCGCTGTGGCGAACAAGAGCTCGCGGGCGTTGATCCGCATTTACGACCTCAAGACGCTGCGCGCGACCATGCGTCAGCTTGAGGCAAGCAAGAAGGCTGGGGGGCAGCCATGAGAGCGCATAAGCACCTTGAGCTGTTCGTGTACTGCACTTTTATGGTTTTGCTTGCCTCCATTCTGATCGGGCTGACGGTCGCAGTTTGGATGACAATTTATGCAGGAGTGATCCATGTCTGAACGACACTTGGCGATTCCCGATTCTGGTTCTTACCGTTTCGCGGTGTATTGCTGTTCTTTCAAGATGGACTTGGGCAGCACGCCCGATCACGCCCTCGCGTTGTTTGCGGACGAGGGAATGGCCCTGCGTTACGGCGCCGGTATGTGGCCAACGACTTTCCAGGTGGTTGATTTGCACGCCGCGCAGGAGACCGGCCAATGACTCGCCAAACCAAGCTGACCAAAGCCGCTCGCGGCCGCGAATGCCAAATAAGGCTGGAGGGTATCTGTAATGGGAATTCTGAAACGACCGTACTGGCGCATTACCGTATGGCAGGTACTTGTGGTGTTGGCTTTAAGCCAAACGACCTGCAGGGGGCCTGGGCCTGCTCGTCCTGCCATGACGCCTGTGATAGTCGCGGTAATGCCTTAAGTCGTGAGGAGGTCCGTCAGCGTCACGCTGAAGGTGTTATGCGCACCCAGGCTATTTTGATCAAAGAAGGGAAGGTGAGTGCTTGAGCAGCCCAGTCAAAACGCTGACGGTGAAGTTGTCGGATGCCGAGATCGTGCGCAATGCCACGCGTGAGCATGTGCGTGACCTGCGGGACGCCAGCTATCCGGCCCTGCATTTCCGTTACGCCAAGAGCCGCACACGCGGCTCCTGGTACTTTCTCAACAAGCGTCAATGGCACCGCATCGGCGGTTTTCCCGACCTGGGCACCAAGCAGGTCATCGCAGCCCTGCCAGCGGTACGCTTGCGGGTGGCTGCTGAGGGGGCTGCCAGTGTTTCAGGCTGGGTGACCGTGGGTGAGCTGCTCGACTGGTTCGGTGATCGCATGGCCAAGTCGCGCGCACTCTCCGACAAGCGCCGAGCCGCTATCAAGTCCGCGATCAGCTGCCAGCTCAAGCCGCGCCTGGATGATTTGCTGATTAGCGATGTAAGCGCCCAGACCTTGGACAAGCTGCTGATGTGGCCGGCCCAGGCGGAACTGTCGCTGTCGTATGTGCAGCAGCTGTTCCGGCTTGTCGCCATGGCGTTCCGTCAGGCACGCAAGCTGGACCTAATCATCGTCAACCCCGTCGCTGAACTTAAATTCAGTCAGTTCACCACGGCGCGCGTCCAGCCCAAGCCGGCCCGCCTGCGCGATGTTCAGCTGCCCGATCTGGTGATGTTGCTGGCCGACCGTTTCGACAGCGCACCGGGTGACGCCATGCTGGCCTTGATGATGCTGTGCCACGGCACCCGCATCGGTGAGACCCGGCAGTCCCGCTGGGCCGATATCGCGCTTCCAGAGCGTGAGTGGTTCATCCCGGCAGAGCACACAAAAACCAAGACCGAGCTGCGGGTGCCGCTGACCGACCAGGTGTGTTCGCTCCTACAGCTATACCGCACTCGGCAAAACGCCCAGGGCTACGAGGGGCCGTTCCTGTTCCCGTCACGGCGTGGCAAGGCACTGAGCGACAACCAGGCGAGCGCGGTATTCACGCGACTGGGGCAGGGTGCTTGGACGAGTCACGACCTGCGTAAGGTGGCCCGTACCGCGTGGACTGACCTTGGCGTCGACGGCCACATCGGCGAGATGCTGCTCAATCACTCGCTGGGCAAGATCGCCTCCACCTACATCAACACCCAGGCCAAAGAGCAGCGCCGTCTGGCTCTGGTGAAGTGGCATAACTGGTTAGATGAGCGTGGCTTCAAGGCGATTCACGCGCAGACAGGCGTTAGATATGAAGATTCGCAAAACCTCGTAGACGCCTTGAGCGGCGGGGCCTGCGAGCCAGAACCACAATTTGTTAAGGCCGAGGTTTAAAAATGATGAAAAAGGAGCATGGCCCCAGCTTCCGTCGCCAGTTGAAGTTCATCGTTGAGTGCAATGTGTGCTGTGGATCTGGCGTTTACCAAGGCGTGTTTCACCAAATGGATTGTCAGCACTGCCTGGG